CCCCCGGCCCCAAAACGAGCCACTTTGGCAGGCCCATGCCTAATAATAAGTAGGAAAGGCAATTCTTAAATACGAAAAGATAAAGAGGAAGACGACGCCCTTGAGGACCACCTCGATGCTCTTGTCGACGGGCACGGGTGCGATGCCGAGGAGGCCAGACAGGACGCCCGTCACGATGATGTCGGTCCGAGTCAGGGTCAACTTGAGGATAAACTTGATAATGATCCATGAGATGAGCGGCACGAGCAACGCGGCGTAGCTCCGCGTTTGATCGAACGCTTGGACCATCATGAATATAGTCGCGGGCACGGCCACCTTGGGAGCGGCCAAGTCAAGCATTGTTTGTTAGTACAACTGAATATAATGTTCGAGCCAATTCTGAAAGGCCTGAGCGTCAATTTCCTCGCACATATTGAGGCTCTTCCATAGAGCCACGACGGGAAGACGGAGGTCCACGTCACGCCACCACTTTTCCTGGTTGTGCAAGAGGTCACAGTATTCAGCCACGCCGTAACGGGCCAGAACCAGTGCGTGGTTGTCCCAGGCGAACCCCTGGATCCTGCAGACATCTGCATAAATTTCATCACAATACATCGCCTCCCAATCCTCTGGATGGAGGGGATCCGGGCTCTCTTCACGATCGGGGTCCGAGTCGGAGTCGTCTTGACCCGATCGCCTGAACAGAGCGTCGCGCGAGTACTCGTCACCGAGACCCATTGTTTACTTGTTTGTATAGGGTCGCTAACCCTTAAGCCCACTCACAGATACCGAAGCCACTTCCTTGACGGGCTGGGCCGCGATGATAGCCTGGAGGGCACCATCGGTCCGAGCCGCATCCTGCTCGAAGTAAGTCATAAGACCAACGCGAATAACATCCTTGGTGATGCCACCCTTGGTCTTCTTCGTCTTGAGGTTCACCTTTACCTTGTCCTTGACCTTCACGGTGTCAATATCGTTCTGAGCCATATGGGTCGTCACAAACGCCTTGAGCTCCTTCTCACGTTTATTGAGCACGGCGAGGTCCTTGCGGGCCGCCGCGAGCTGCGTCTTGAGGCCGATCCATTCGTTCATCACCTGAGCGAAATCCATTACTTATTTTTAAGATCTTATTTGCATTCAGTGAACGCGCTTTACATATACTCCGGGCTGATCTCGAAGCGCGGGCGCATCGTGTCAGGCGGGATCGTGCTGAGGTTGAAGATGCTGACCGGCGCACGGGGGTTGGTCGGCTCGCTGCGGAACTGCTGGTTGGCGTTGCGCAGGACGCCGCCGATCGTCTCCGGGTAGCCAATCTGGCTGCGCGGGTCCAGGTAGTTCTGGCCCTGAAGGATCTGATCAGGGGCGAACTTGCCGAAATCCTCCGTCACCGCCACCTCGCGGGGGATCAGGCCTGCGGCGGACACGTCATAAGAGGCGGAGCTGCCGTCCACTGGGGCGGCGTTCAGCGTCATGCCCGGGCGGGCCAGGCCGTCACCCTGGACGCCGTTGGTCGCCTGAGCGAAGTAGCTCATCTGGGGCGCGAACAGCACAAACGCCAGGATCGCCAGAAGGACCAGTGCCACGATAGTCTTGCGGTTCAGCATTTATTAATAGGTCCCGATAATTTTTTCAGTCAATGTAGTCGGCCGGGTCATCCTCGGCCGCCTCCTCCTCGGCCTCGTCCTCGAACATGTACTGGGTAGGGAAGGATCGAGCCTTGGGGGCCGAGCGGACACGCGCCTGAATCACCCGCCACACGGCACCAAAGGACTTTTTCAGGAACCACAGACCGGCCAGCTCGACCAACAGGTCGCACTGCGCGCCCTCACCAACCGCCGCGAGCTCGATCGACTCCTTCTGGCTGTCGAACGCCTTGGTCACCACAGCACCCTTGACCTTGGCCAGGCTGGTGCTGAGAGTACCGTCCGTCAGGCTCGACTGGAACGCGCCCTGGATGGTCTCGTCCTTGAGGTCCGCGCCGAACCACGCCATCTTGTCCGCCTTGGCCCGCGAAACAATCTGCTCATCAAGTGCGGAGATTTTCTCGTGGAGGGACTCTGGGACGTCGATGGTCGGGTTCGCGACGCCCAGCCCCTCCTGGACCTTGACGTTGTTCAGCTGAATCATACAACCAGAGATCTTGAGGAAGCGGCGTCCATCCGGCAGCTTCACTGGCGCACCAAACTCCATCTGTATTAATTGAAAATTTTAAAACAAAGAGTGCTTGGGCGCACTGACTAATTTCTCGTTAAATATCAATGTGCGACACGCAGTGCATGTGTCTGCCCAGCCTGACGGGTACGTTCTGTGGCTGGATAGACAAACAGGACGGGGTGGTCCACCCGTGCGCCCCTGGGTGCTGCAACCCCGCCTGTTCTGAAACCCCGCCCTCAATGATTGGAGAATATAAACAAACGCGCGGCGTAGCTCTTCCGCCTGGTTTCGGCCTAAAGCTCAAGACGAGCGACATGGAGACGTGGCGACCCTGGGAGGCCCCTTTTGCCCCCGTAGGAAAGACCACGGAACCCCCTTATCACAAGAGGTTCTTTTTCATGTTGCTCTTTGTGGTTCTGATGGTCTTCATGGCGCTACTCCTGGTTTAAAGACTCGGGCCCAGTACATAGTAGAAGATGTCTGCCCCTGCCACCATCGAGTCTATCGCTGCTGATGTCCAGGCCATTCAGAAGGACCTGAAGTCCCTGCGCAAGATGGTCCGTAAGGTCCTTGGTGACATTGAGGACCCGACTGGCGAGAAGAAGGCGGCCCGTGCCCAGAACAACGGCTTCAACAAGCCCCAGCAGGTGACCGAGGCCCTGCACAAGTTCCTGAACCTGCCGGCCGGTGAGTTGATCTCGCGCTCGGCCGTGACCAAGGCGGTGAACGCTTACGTGACCGAGAAGGCGCTGAAGGCTGGCCAGAACATCAGCCTGGACGAGACCCTGAAGGCGCTGCTGAACGTTCCCGAGGGCACCCAGGTGACGTTCCTGAACATCCAGAAGTATCTGAACCAGCACTACATCAAGGCGGAGAAGCCGGCCGTGGAGAAGAAGGCCGCGGGCGAGGCGGAGAAGAAGCCGGCGGCGGCGCGTCCCAAGGTGGCCAAGGCGGCGAAGTGAGGAGCGAATCGGATCCCATGATACAGAGAGTCCAAGCCTGCGTGACTCCGTCACGCCCCCTTGAGGCTTAAAACTAGTGTAATAATATACAGTATGGAGGAGCCGATCCCAGGTCCTCCCAGAAGCGTCCTTGACGCGCTTCTGGGAACCAAGATCAAAGATCAAAAACTTTACACACGCGCATTCACCCATAAATCCGCGCTCAAGCGCTTTGAGAACCTCGGGTCCTCTTATGAGACGCTCGAATTTATGGGTGATTCCGTTCTAGGTTTTGTCGTGACCAAGTTCCTATTTGACAAGCACGAAAAGGAGCAGGAGGGGTTCCTGACCAAGGCCCGTACGAAGATGGTCCGAGGCACGACGCTCGCCGCCATTGCCAAGACGCTCGAATTTGACAAATGGATCATCATGGACGAAAAGGGGATGCGCAACGGGTGGAACACCAACCCCAAGATCCTCGAGGATGTCTTTGAGGCTTTCATAGGGGCCGTGTACCTTGACCTCGGTATGGTTCACGCCAAGCGCTTCATCCTCGAGTCGTTTGAAAAGGTCGAGACGAATCTCACGGACGACAATTACAAGGACCAGCTCATGCGGTGGTGCCAGGCGGAAAAGCTCCCCCTTCCCGACTATAGGGTCGACGCCCACCGGGATGGCACCTTCATGGTGACGGTCATAGTGGATGGCCAGGATCTAGGTTGTGGGTTCGCCAGTACTAAGAAGCAGGCTGAACAGAACGCAGCACAGTTACTACTTAAGACGGACCGGCGTTTCAAAACCAATGGATCCCAAAGTGGCCGAATTACTGGGGCGAACATATGCGGATCAGCGCAGCCCCGAGTGGCTGGCGCTCCGCGAGACAATGTTGACGGCCAGTGACGTGGCGAGCGCGCTCGGTCATAACCGTTACGAGAGGCCTGATGATCTCCTGCGTAAAAAGGTTCTCAAGACGGCCTGGGCGGGAAACGCCGCCACGGCCCACGGTACCCTCCTGGAACCAGTGGCTCGCGACCTTTATGACGCGCGCTTCGGCAAAAAGTCCCATGAGATTGGTCTCGTTCAGCACCCCAAGTACCCGTTCCTCGGGGGGTCGGCTGACGGCGTCACGGAGGATGGGATCCTGCTCGAGATCAAGTGCCCCCTGACGCGCAAGATCGAGGACAAGGTGCCCAAGCACTACCTGCCCCAGATTCAGCTCTTGCTCGAAATTCTCGACTTTGAAAATTGCGACTTTGTGCAGTATCGGCCGGCCTGCAAGGCTTACGTGCCGACCAAGGGGCCCTGGACCGAGGAGGGCCTCCCGCCGGTCCACGCGGAGGTCGAGCAGCCCGAGATCTTCATGGTGACGCGGGTGACGCGAGACCGCGAGTGGTTCGCAAAGCACCTGGAAACCATGCAAAAGTTTTGGGATGGGGTCCTACGGGCCCGAGAAAACGGGTTGTGTGAAGTACAGTGGGACGTGGCGGCCGTTCCAAAATGTCAAGTAGTACTAGATGGAGCGCAAGTCAGCCCCGGGCCAACCCACGGAGGGGCGGAAATCCGCCCCGAGCCCTGCCGGGTGGAAGTGCCCTCACCGCCCCAAGTTTTTGACGTGCAAGGAGTGCACGGGGAATTTCTGTGCGAAGTGTATTCAGCTCGAGACGCATTACTGTCCCGGGCTGGATAAACGTGCTCTGACTGAAAAGGAAAATTTAGCAAAAAAACTCGTCAAGGTGGTGGCTCCACGCGTCGTGGCCATCTAGCGGCCCCTACGCGAGTAAATGAGGCCGACCGACGCGAGGATAATCAGGATGACCCACAGGTCCCACGTCTTGGCGCGGGGCTCCTGGAACGCGTACTCGGCACGCGAGCCACGAGCCAAATCCGGGCGGTTCCACGTCACCACGCCGTTATCAAACTCGTACTTGCGGGCCGGAAAGCCGTTAAAGGGAGGCGCCGCCTTCCCGGGCATCTCTTTAAGATACATGGGGCCCGAGCGCATCAGGTGGACCGGGTTGAAGTCCTTGAGCGCGGGGTTGGGGTCGGTGTACACGGTCGGGCGTTCGTCAATCTCGACCGAGTACGTGCCGTCACTCTTCCACTTGGAGCCGTCCGTCGGCACGCCAAACGTCCCGGACCACGTGTACGGGTTAATTTTGTTGATGGCCAGGTCATCGTTGGCCATCCATGCCGTCGCCATTAACATACGCCGACATTTTTCTCTTTGTACACCTTGTGCTGGACCTTTTCCCTGTGGACCGACCACATCTCATCAAGGTCCACATTGAGCATTGATGCGAGCTGGAATAAATAACTGAACACGTCGCCCATCTCCGTAACCACGTCCGTCCCCTTGTCCTTCTTGAGCCCCGACTTGCGATAGGCCCTGTGATACTGGCGAATAGCAGATGCGAGCTCGCCCACCTCCTCCGTGAACAGCAGCCATACTGTACTCACTGGCGCCTTGTCCCACCCCTTGTGCTTGCACATGACCATAGTCTCGTCGCGAAACTGGTTCATCTTATACTAAGAGCTCACGACCTGTTTAAGCGGTTCAGCATATGTCTGTAACGCCAGACAAGCAGGACACCCGTGGCGAGAATGAGCGCCTCAATACCCGTCTTCCAGTTTTCTATCGACTCGGCACTGGCACCGCGCTGGCGTAGAGTGCCCGCCACCACTGTATTGCTGAACAGACGCACAAGCCGATCGATGGCGAAGAATATGAAAAAACCGATGAGGATGTCATCGAGGGGTCTCATTTACTAGGACCCAATCTTAAAGTTGTAGGGGAGCTTCATGCCGTAGGTGCTCGTGTTGCGCGGGGGCGCGAGCGGCACGGGGTTGCTCGCAATGTCGCGCAGGTAGACCATGTGCTGGAGGACGCCCGTCGTGATGGTG